GCGTCTGTGTGTGCGCACCCGATCCGATCCGGTCACCCGGTCGCCTGCAGCACCCGTCAGCCCGCTTGCGGTCAGAAGCGGATGTACTTTTCAAACAGTACCTGCTGTATGTACGACTCGAAGAAGATGTGCCGGTTGAGGTAAGCTGTCTTCAGATAGTAATAGTCATTTGCGAAGCGCCGTAGCTCAACATCTGAGGAGTCATAGACCTCGGGCTTACCGGAAGCATGATCCGAAGCGTACCAGAGGCGCTGACTCTTGTGCTTATAGATGCAGATCTCTCCGACTTTTACAAGCGGTTTATATTCGGTAAGATTGCACGATCTGACCTGCCCGAAGTATTCCTGATTGAAGTCGTTCTTTAATGACATCTGGGCAAAGTCTGAGTCTTCTCCTGCCAGTTTATACAGGGCGGTCTTTGACTTTTGTTTTGAGATCGGAGAGTCATGAAGGATGTAGACAGATACTCCGCGATCCGGCAGTCTGCAGTAGTCCTGCCCCTTCTGGAGCATCTTTTCGCATGTGGTTATGAGTTTAAGCTCTGTAAAGATCGGATTGGCCAGATTTGAGCTGTTCGACATGCAGAGCACCCGGAGAGGCTTGTGTCCTTTTAGCTCTCTGTTTCTTCCGATCGTCTCGACTGCGTTCAGGAAGGCCGTTCCTTCGCTCTGGATCGGCTTTTCATGTCGTTCGGATATAAACTCGTCATAGCACAGAATATCGCAGTCAGAGGCATCAAAACCTCTTATATTCGATACTGTACTCAACGCTAGCATATATCCTCTGACATCGCCTGCAGCATGTTCTATCCCGTCATCGTCTTTGACCGTTTTATATATACCGGTGATATTTTTCGTTAATGTCTTCATGATGAAGCTGTAGTCGTCACCCAGTTCTGTTTTTAATGACTTGAATGGATTCAGCTCTTCCGATCGGATCATGTCGACCTGCGTCTGTGTTCTTCGCATGTATATGAATTTCATATCTTTGTCGATGAAATGTCTCAGCGCACCGAACGTCTTGCCGATTCCTCGTGCCCCCACTATGAATATGAATGTCGAGTCATCCTTATCAAGTATTTTTCCGACGTCCAGATATCCCTTGTCGGTGTATATGTTCATTCTGTTTCTCCTGTTATTTCAGTAAAAGGCGGTTTTTACCGCCTTCCTCCTTTATTTGCTGTATTTCTTTCCGGTCTTCTTCGGCTCTTCTTTCTTTTCAGCAGTGCCGATCAGATCGAAGTCTTCGACATATACAGTCGTGTTCCAGTGTCTTACCTCGTTTTCATCGTCCCAGACGTTGACTTTAAGGCGACCGCATACACATAGAGGCTGACCTTTTGCCGTGAATTTCTCGAGGATCTCCGCGCCTTTGCCGAAGATCACGCAGCGGATAAACTGTGCTTTGCTGTTGCCTTCTTCATCCTGTCCGTCTCTGACGGCGATCGTGAAATTAGACCAGATCGTATCTTTTCCTTTTCTTTCGACCTTGATGTCGTCTGTTAATCTGCCCATTAATACAACTTTATTCATTTTTCTTTCTCCTTTGCTATTCAGCGTTTTACTTTATAAAGTCCGTCGATGTCCTGATCTGAGTACTTTATCTCAATCAGTCCGTCGAGTATAGCGCGGTACTCCGCGGTTATGCCGAGCGTATAACTGCTGTCCCGTATGACTACATTGTCTGTGATATGCAGATCGTGTCCTTCTCTTTGGATCGTCATGTCGACATTATCGTTGAATACGCTCTCTGTTCCTCCGGCTTCGTGAAAGACGAAACCTTCCTTGAAATTCTCTATCTTTCCGAGTTCCTTCCCTCCCTTCTTTTTGTTTACGCCTGCGATCGTGATATGAAGATTCTTATCAGGATCTTCCAGAACGTACTTTTTCGCTCCCATCGTTTTAAACCGGTTAGGCGTTTTATAATGCTCTGACTCATAGACTCCCATATAATGAAGCTCCCCGTTCCTGTCGACCGCGTAGGCCTTGCCGTTGATCGCTTCCTGTTCCATCTGTTCGTTGAACGCCGTGAAGTCGACATCCCCGGTATACTTGATAGAGTCCGTGTCAGAATAGATGAAGTTAATCGGCTCTTTTCCGTTATGCGTAACGACGTCGATCCCGTCAGCGAGTCTTTTCCGTGACCATGCGGTCACCCATACGCCCCATGCGTAATTAAGGAAAGCCGAGCGGTTATGCTTGCGGATAAGTTTCTCCAGAGGCTCGTCCTGTCTGACATACTCGCCGTTTATGAAGTCGATCGAATCTTTCGCAGGATCTTCGACAGTCATACCATAGGTCGAGTTAAGCTTCTCTTTATTCTTCATATAGAAGAGATAGTCGTCTGTGCCTTCTTCAACACCTTTCAGCTCGGTCTTCACGCGGTAGTATTCCATGATGACCTGTCTGAGATTGATCGGAAGCATGCGGTATCTGGAAGAGAAGAGATCGGTGATGATCATGTCATCCCATTTATAACGCCTGCTGATGATCTGAAAGTCGACATCTGTGATCGTTGTATCCAGTGATTCAGCCTGCAGTATGCGTCCGTTTGCGAATGTTCCTTTACGGATATCACGACATTTATCTCTGGACAGATAAGCATGCCCTTCTGTGGTCTTCTTCAGCTTGATATTGAAGAATACGCAGCGGAAGAGCAGAGCCTTTGACTTTAGTCTGTAGAGCTTCTGAAAGTCTTCCGGATCTTCCCTGTAAAAGCGCGTCATCGGATATTTCCTCGTCAGCATCGAAGCAGGATAGGAGCTGACGATATCGACGCTCTGGACGTTCTCTATGATATCGTCGGCGTTCCACCGGTTCGCTATCGTATCGCCTCCCCGGAAAGCTTCGCGGAGCATCTGATACACCTCAACATCCGGAAGCATCTCTTTCAGCTGATTGTGATTGAATGTCTTCATCGCCTTTTTGACGTCGCGCCGAACGTATCCTGTCGCCGTCAGCGGAATCGTCGACAGATCGTCTCCGTCGGCTTTCATCTGCTTTTCTAGGGCCTGCACAAGTCCTTTGACATCGTTTATGCAGTATTCCATCTCGCGTGCTGTCAGTGGCGTCCAAGGATATCTTATCTTGGAATAGTCAAATTCATCACCGGACAGCTTCTTGTTTTCGACATTGTACTTGAGCAGGAATTTCGCCAGAGGCATATTCGTCAGCATGTATGAGCAACGATACTCAAAGCAGTCATACATCTCGAATTTAAGGACCTGCCGGCTGTCTGTCGCGAAGACCTCCTCTTTCTGGAAGTCGTACAATCCCTTCAGAAACTGAAACTCATAGGAGGCATTATGGATATAAATGACCATCCAACAGATATCCCTGATGTGCTCTGCGATCTTCTGCAGGAATCCGAAGTATTCCTCCCAAGTCCTGCCGGTGATCGTGTATCGTCCTATCTGCATCTGCCAGATATACATGACTGACTGCTCGATATCCGGCAGGCGTGTTGTTTCAATGTCGAAGGCGGTGATCACATCAAGATATTTCTTCGCGCCTTTTTTGTTGGGAATCTTCTTCAGTATGGGGTATTCAGACAGGACATCGAAATTGAAGTCCTGCGGCAGCATTACTTTTTATACCTGCGGATCGTCAGCTTCTTCGGTTTGACCTGTTCAACGATCTTTCCTTCCTTGTCCCGTTTTGCCGTCTGTTTCGCCCATCTGTCCATATTCTTTAAGATCTCACGCTTCGACAGACCTCGTTTCTTTGCTTCATGGATCATCTCCAGAAGCTGTTCTGATGAATACAGCGAGCCAAGACCTCGCGCTCTGGCATCGTCCAGAAACCGCATGAAGCTGTTGAAATTACGCCGGTTGATGAAATCATACCCTTCCTCCTTTAATGTCTTTATCGCGAGAGCTTCTCCACGTTCTATGACATCAAGTGAGGTCTGACCGGATTCATACACCTGCCGTGCCTGTTTCAGCATCCGTCTCATGGTGTTATAGTTCAAATCGGTTTCTTCGATCGGCTCGAAGTATCCGCGGTATCTCTCCAGTGCGACCGAGTCGGGTCTTTTCTTTTCGATCTCGGCCAGATTCTTATTGATCTCTTTCGTTATCCGGTTATACTCGTTCCGTATCTGTTCCCTTGTCCGGGCCGATACTCTGCTCCTCGCCATATCCTCTCCTCCTGTATCCTAAACTGTTCAGCCATGTTTCAAACTCGATCTGACTGATATCAATATTGTTATCGACCATATTATGAACGCGAAACCTCTTTATACATACAGCTGTTGAGATCTCGCCTCTTTCCCATTGAAGAAAGATACTTTCATCGTCACCTGCTGCCGTCTTGGTTGACAGCAGCAGTTTCTGTATCTTTTCAAAGTTCTTCATACAGCCCGTATTTCTCCTCAAGATATACGATCTGCATGCCGATCGTGTTCAGATTCTGTTCGTACTCCTTCGATCCGATCTTACCCAGAGCGAAAGCTGACTCGTTGGCGTTGTACATGGCCCGGAGGCTTCTGTACAGCATTTCATCTTCTTTGCTCATCATATTTCTCCATCCTCTCTTCGACTGAATAGATCACACGCTCCAGAGCCAATATCGTGTAATCGAGCTCCTGCATGTGACGGGCATATTTGCGCATCTGGTATTCTATCTTCAGTTCACCGTCGCATCCGTATTTCTCATACGAATATTTTTCTTTCAGCCTATGGTACATGTCCTGCCCTTCGGCTTTCTTCTGCGATCTGTATTTATTCAGATCATTAATAAGGCTTTGCACCTTCTTTTTGGGGCTCATTATCCTAGGCATTGTCTTCCCTTCTCGCCAGAGCCATCAAGGCGTCGACATTCAGCAGCTCGCCATCATCCAGCGTTATCTGTTCCATGTAACACAGGGTCTTTGTGTCATGCCAGTGATCTTTACCTTCCGGATCAAGATTGATCAGACCTATGCTGTTGATTGAGCGGTCTCTTTCAATATCGAAGCAGATCATCTTGTGATCATTCAACCGGTAAAACCAGCTCATGCTGTCGCTGATAACATTTTCTCTTTTAAGTAACATTTTGTTTTTCTCCTTCTCGCTTTATTAAGCTTAATTCCATTCTAGGCCTTTTCTCAGCGAATTTGAATATATGGAACGAATTTCACATAATTTCACATAAAGATTATGCGAAATATTGTATAATGAAAGAGAGAAGGCATCCGCACAGGTCAGCCCCGGAAGGGCGCGGATGTCGTTGACCGCGACATGACTGCCTTCTCTTCCTTATTTATAGATATAAAGGAGGCAGAGATATGGAAGACATCAACGCTATTATTCAGGCAATATCGACAGTGGGCTTTCCGATCGTAATGTGCGGTATCATGTTCTGGTTTCTCAATAAGGAACAGGAAAATCACAAGGCTGAGATGCTTGATCTGAAAGATGTGATCTCCGAGAATAACAAAGTGCTCGAAGGTCTGAAACAGCTTATCGAAGACAAGCTCAAAGGATAGAAGGAGAAACGAAATGAAAATATCCGAAAGACTTGCCCTGCTTCGTGCAGGCTACACAAAAGCGGAGATCAACGAGATGATCGACGCCGATGCCAATGCTCCGGCAGAACAGCAGCCGGAAGCCGTAACTCCTGCAGCGGATGACGGAGTTATGAGAGTCATGTCCGCTCTGGCGTCAGAGATCAAAGATCTCAAGACAGCCGTCCAGAAAGAAAACATCGCCAATACTACGTTACAGACCGGCGCACCGCTGAAGGCTGAGGATATCCTCGCTTCGCTCATCAATCCGCCGGAGAAGGGAGAAAAATAATGTCTGTAAACACTATGTCTAAAGAGCAGGCTTATCAGCTGATCAATCTGCTCCACACTCAGGCAACAGGTCAGGTCGCCATTCAGCCGACGGATTACTCAAGCTTTGTATCTGTCGCACAGGCAACACTGCAGGCCGGATATGAGCCTACGCTTCAGGCAATTTCGCAGGTCTTACAGCGCACCATTGTTGCCGTTCGTCCTTATTCCGAGAAATTCAAAGGACTTCAGATGACTGCCGATACATGGGGCGGTATTCTGCGTAAGATCAACTTCGCCGATCGGGAAGCTATTGAAGACCCTACTCACGAAACTGTTGAGGGTCAGTCGATCGACCAGTATGTCGTCAGAAAGCCGAAAGTCCTTGAAACAAGGTACGTCGGATCTGACGTGTATCTCGGAAGCTACACAATTTACAGAGAACAGCTGAAGGTCGCTTTTGAGAACGAGTCCAACTTCGGCGCGTTCATGTCCGGTCTGATGACTCACTTCCTGAACGAGCGCACCCAGTGGCTCGAAAACCTCAAGAGGGGTATCCTCGCAAATGCCATCGCCGGCAAGAATGCGATCGGAGGATCTTCCGTGATCCACCTGCTAACCGAATACAATACCCTGACAGGGCTGTCCCTCACCGCAACTACTGTCATGCAGCCGGCAAACTATAAACCGTTCATGCAGTGGGTTTATTCGAGAGTTTCGGAGATCTCGAGACTGATGTCCGAAAGATCCGGACTGTTCCAGCAGCCGATCACAGGCGTGCCTATCATGAGACATACCGACGTCAGAGATCAGCGCGTCTACATGGATGCGAATTTCCTCGACAGTATGGATGCGATGGTCCTCGCCGATACCTATCACGACAACTTCCTGACTTATGCTGACGTTGAGCCGGTCACGTTCTGGCAGGCGATCAGCAATCCGAGATCCGTCAAGGCAACTCCGGTATATGTCAATAATGCAGGAGTTATCACTACAGGTACAGCCCAGACTGTAGATAATGTCATCGGTCTGATCTTCGACAGAGACGCGATGGGATACAACATCTTCAATGATGTCATCGAAACTTCGCCATACAACGCCAAAGGCCAGTATTACAACATCTTCGCCCATATGGACGTACAGCTGCAGTCTGACTTTACGGAAAAGATGGCAGTATTGCTTCTTGACTAGCTATTCAGCTGTTTAAGAATAGGAGGCAGGGCCCATCTCCTTCCGCTTTTCACCCTGCCTCCCCTTTTAAAAAGGAGATAATATGTTCAACATCGTTCTGTATAAATTCAACAAGAGGCCAAACAGTACCGCTCTTCCTTCCCAGACGACAGTGAGCAGGACTTTTTCCTGCGCCATGAAGACGATCACTTCTGTCATCACGCCGATGGTAGAGATATCGGACACCAGAGGAAATAACGATATTCCTCTTTTTAACTACGCCTATATCAGCGATTTTCAGAGATACTACTTCATCGAGGATATCCGCTTCGATCTGGGTGTATGGACTTTATTTCTGCGCTGCGATGTTCTTGCAACATATGAAGAAGACATATACAACAGCCGTCAGTATATCCTCAGATCCGCGAGCAATTTCAATCCGGATCTGATCGATACGCTCTATAACACCTATGTTGACGGCACATCAAATTACTCGAAAGTAGTACCTTCGGGAGATCCCGAGGTATATAACAGTTCATCGGAAACATGGGTCAGCACTTCCGCTTACTTTGACAGAAGCATTTCGTCCGGGGCTTTCTGCATAGGGGTCGTAGGGAACAATCTGACAGGAGTCAGCTACTACATCATGCCGGCGAATACGTTCAAGGCATTGCTGAATGACGCGTTCAACGTCGTTCCTTCAACGATAACCGATGTATCGTCAGGTATCGCACAGGCCATTTTCAATCCTCTTCAATATGTGACATACTGCCGATGGTTTCCTACGCTCCCTCTTTCCGGAAACCTCGGACCGATGGTCAGATTTATCAACTTCGGAGGACAGAGAGTTCCTGAAACCGGATATATCGGCGGTTCGGTCGATACGTTCTGCTATCAGGTCGACGCGAATCAGCTCGAAGAGTACCGTATCGTCATGAATCTGCCGAAGCATCCGCAGGCAGCATCTTATCCGTATCTGAATCTGTCGCCGTTCTCCGAGTATTCCCTGTACTTTCAGCCGTTCGGCGTCATCCCTCTGGATTCGACGAAGATCTACTCTGCAGCACAGATCCGGGTCGAGTGGAAAGTCGATTACTGCACCGGAGCATGCGAGCTTCAGGTATTCTCCATCTCGAGAGATCTCGACGATGATCCGCTCGTCTATTCCGAGAGCACCCAGATTGGCGTCAACATTCCGATCAGCTCTCTTGTCATGGACTGGAAGGTCGGCCTCGGACTTTCTGCTCTGCAGTGGGTCAGGACAAAAGCTGAAGGTCTATCCGGAGGTGCGCCTCTTACGTCGTTCGGAAATGCCAACAGGAATATGAATGATGTCAGAGCCTCGATAGAAAGCTCTACTCCTTCCGATAACACAGACCTGCTGTCAACGATCATGGATACTCTGGGAGCGTCGCTCGGTCAGGTATCAACGAAGGGATCAAGCGGAAGCTTTATCGCCTACAATCTGGGAAAGCCTTATATATTCGCTTTCTTCATGAATCAGACGACGCACTTCCCGGAGCGATTCGGTCAGCCATGCTGTAAGACGCTGAGACTTGACAATCTGACAGGCTTCGTCATCTGCTCGAATGCCTCGATCAGCTTTGCGATCAAGAATCCGACAGTCGACGAGCAGAACGCGATCTGTTCCATGCTGAATACGGGAGTATACCTTGAGTAACTTCACGCCGAGATCCGGGCCATACAGCCCGAAGAGTGTTTACTCTTATAAGACATTTACAGATTATAACTGGAATCATTACGCGCCCGAAACGGACGGAAACTGTACATGGTTTGCCTTCGGTGAGACAGCGCGTATCGTTCAGGAATGTCTGTCTGATGAGAGCTATAACATTCAGTACACTTACGGCAACGAGTTTATGTCTTCAGGCCCTTCCGCTCTTTATTGGATCAGCAACGCTGCCAATAAGGGCGCATGGGTCACAGACGGCGACTCAAGAGGAAATTATGATCCTGCTTCATCTCCTCTTGCCGGTACACAGATTTCCCTGCAGGAAGGCGATATCCTCTGCTACTGGTCTTCCGACGGTTTCGGACATGTCGAGGTCGTCGAAGAGATCAGCGGAGGCTATGTCTACTGCGCAGGATCCAAGGCTTCCGTATCACAGCCTGCGGTCCTCTACTATGAGCGCACTGTCGCTGAATCGCAGTTCAAAGTAGGCCAGAGACACTACTTCTCCGGAGAAGCCTCAGACGGGACTGTCATTTCCTGGAGTAACGACTACTTTCAGGGAATCATCCGCAATCCGTATGTCGAAGGCGATACTCCCGGACCGGGACCTGAACCGGGCGAGACGCTTGACATCACGATCACACCGTCCTCCTACAGTGTTACTATGGCAGGATCTGACGATTATGTTGACATGACATTCTCGATCGTCATAACCGGAATACCTGCGGGAGCTACAGTATCGGGAGGCAACACCTATCCCGGACTTGACCGCATAGCCAATACCGGATGGTCCTATACAGATTATGTCATCAACGGCGTAACCTACAGGACGGCCAGAAAGACCCAGACGCTGCGCTACCGCAGAGAGATGATGGGGTCATATGCCACGACTAAGCACATGTACTTCAATCTGTCATTCTCTACCGGTACGATCTCGACAGATACGCCTATGTATATTACTGTAAAGATGAAACCGGTATTCGTACTATTCACTAATCTACTACGAAGAAAGAGAGGTCATATAAATGGCTATATCAAATAATACCCCGGTCATGTATGATTTTATTAATCTATACAACGCCGATCGCAATCCCTCGGCGATACACACAAAGAACACCGGTCTGTTTGAGTATTACGGAAATTATCTGTTCAAGAAAGTATTGAGTGTTATCGACTTCGACGGACTTCCTGAAACATGGGAAAGCAATTACTTTAAGTACATTCTCTTCGGAGAAGGTTTTATCACAGTATTCAAGCATGATCAGTTTGGAGTGATCCCTCAGAATTGCACAGTATCTGATAATTTCACGATCTTCTATCAGCCAAAATTCTGCATCATCGCAAATCCTGTGTTAAAAGGATCGCTTACACTGGAGATCGGGAAGGACTGCGAGCTTGTCAGACTTCAGCCGGATTACAGGTCTGTTATCGATCTGGTCAGCTTCTATGCGGATATGCTCGCGGTAGCGTCCGAAACAGCTGCCGTCAATCTGCTCAACTCAAAAGTCAGCTTCATCTTCTTCGCAAAGAATAAAGCTGTCGCAGAAACATATAAAAGGCTTTACGATGAGATATCATCCGGCAAGCCGTTCGCCGTCATTGATAAGGACCTTATCAACGAAGACGGGTCTCATGACTGGGACTTCTTTCAGCAGTCAGTAGGACAGAATTACATTGTCGCCGAGGTCCTTGATGACATGAAGACGATCGAAGATCAGTTCAACACGAAGATCGGTATCCCGAATGCGAACACCCAGAAGCGCGAAAGACTCATATCCTCTGAGGTTGAAGCGAATGATATCGATACCCGATCCCTGATCGATGTATGGCTCGATACTTTGAATCGTGATCTGAAAAAAGTAAACGAGCATTACGGATTGAATATCACGGCGAAATACAGATATGCTGATTTCTTCGAGAAAGGAGCGTCAGATGAGAGCAACACTGTCGATACTGGGTCTTTATAATTTCGATGATACGATCTTCGATACAATGGTGATCCCTGATGATCTTGAAAAGGATTATCTGGTTCGTGAGATACTGACCGATTACGCCGAGCTCGAGGTCTTATATCCGGATCCCGATGTAATGAAAAGCGCCATTGCCAACTGGAGTAATATGCGCCTTCATACATGGCAGAAAATGGCAGGCGTTCTTTATGAGGAATATGACCCGTTCATCAACATCAAACGGGATGAGCACAGGGAGATCACACAGGAAAGAGATCTTACAGGCACAGGCCAGAGCGTCAACTCTGTCAGCGCATGGAATGAAACGACATTCACAGACCGCGGAAAAGATGTCACAAGTACATCAGATACCGGCACTGTGAAAACGATCGAAGACTTTCACGTCGAAGGCGACAGCGCTATCACCGACGCGCAGGATGTCGCGAAAAAAGAGATCGAGCTCCGTGCCAGATACGACATGTATCAGATCATTAAAAACGAGTTTAAAACCCGTTTCCTGCTTCAAATATACTAGGAGGTATAAAACATGGCAAAAAAGAAAAACGCCGTTAAATCGGCACCAAATCCGCTCAGACAGGCTTTACTTGCAGTAAAGACGGCAACCCTTAATTTCTCCCCGGAACATATTCTTTCTCTCTCATATGATCCTTCAAGCAAGGCCATGACAGTCAAAGATATCCCTGCCAATCTCGAAAGTCAGTTTACACTCGGAGAAAGTGGAGGCGGTTCTTTAGACCTGCATCCTAAAATTACTATGAATGTAACCGTAGAAGGAAACAGCACATCTATGATTAATAATGCTATTACTGGTAGCGATGATACATGGGTGGTCATACAAGGAAACAATGTATTAATCGAAATAGAATCTCTTGGCGCAGACAACATTGTTAATTTCAACGATGGAGAAACAAAAGAGGTGACTTGTTTTGTTCCTTTTGATACGAGTTCATTAGCCGTATATACCTTAATTCCTGAACGTGGTAATCTTCAAGACATAACTTTTGCAAATTGCGTAAACTGTACAGGTACACAGGGTGTTTTAGAAATCACAGACAACACACAAGATGCGTCAGCTGATGTGACTTTGACTTTTACACGTTAAAATTAAAGGAGAGGTATTTATATGGCATTATACGATAATTTTCCCTACACCAATTTTCACGAGATGAACCTCGACTGGGTCATCAAGTCAATGAAAGAGCTTGAGGCCGAATGGGAGTCATTCAACGCCGATGTCACTGCAACAGCGCAGACCGGCACGACTGCTGCCGCTTCTGTTACCGGTGATCTTCGCTCAGGTCTGAATTTCGATTTCACTCTTCCTAAAGGCGACACCGGTGCGACAGGTCCTCAAGGAGCACAGGGACCCAGAGGTAACGACAATGTATACACCGGACAGGCCGATCTTGTCAGCGGATCGCTGATCGTTCAGACTGATACCGGAGACTTCGTATCGGATGATAACAGTGTTATCTTTATCAGATTCAATGATACTGTCCCTGCAAACGCAAACAGCTATCCTGTTGTTATCGACTCCAATGACCCGCATTATCTGTCAGTAAATAATGACTCACTGGAAGCACTGTCCGAAGAGATCCCTGCAGGATCGATACTTGCCGTATCATGGACTGGCAATACTTACTATGTTCTTACGAAAGACTTCGGAGGATCTCTGCCTGATTCGGGAGTGACTGCCGGCACTTATGGGTCATTCGTATCCACATCTAAAGCGATCACACTTCCTGTCATCACAGTCGACAGCAAAGGTATCATCACAAACGCAACTAATTTAAACATCGGACAGCTGACCAATATCGTAACAACGACTATCGCAGCGGGAAGCACGACCACCAATCTGTATCCGTCAGCTATATCTGCATTTAATGTCATACTTTACCGGTCATCTGCACAGCTTACCAACGGGTATCAAATAGTACCAGAAAGCGAATATGATGTATATTACACAGCCTCGCAGATCCAGATCGTGCTCAAAGAATCTTCAGCTCTTACGACGTACGTCAGCGTCTGGGGTATTCTCACAACAATAACCCACTGATATGATAGTCAGTAAAGGTATATTTAACCCTGCACACTGGTCCTCATTAAAATTCATGGAGATCATGACAGGACTTCCGATCAAAGGCGCTTCCGTTCTTGAAATCGGGTGCGGAAGCGGTATCCTGTCGATAACAGCGGAAAAACTGGGCGCAAGTAGTGTAACGGCTGTCGATATATCTCCTGCTGCCGTTAAGTGCGCCAGAGAGAACGCAAAGACCAGTAATTCAAAAATAGAGATCGATGTCGATTATCTCAACTTCAACACCGACGGAAAATATGATCTGATACTTGCGAATCTCGATCCGACACCTGCAGGCGAGCTCATGCAGTATATCGACAAGAACTGCAAACGAGGAACGATGATGATAATAAGCTGGCATGAAAATATGCCAATGGAATATCTGACCGAAAAGTTTGATATCATAAAAGATTATCCATGCCCGAATGGTTTCATCATCTACCTGTGCGGATACAGACCGCAAGCGGGCTGACGGGTGCTGCAGGCGACCGGGTGACCGGATCGGATCGGGTGCGCACACACAGACGCTCCGTGACGGGTGGCCTGTCGGATAGGTCAAAAGGTACTTGATAGTGTAAGGCGCTCCGTGCAAGTGCCCTTCCACTTGTTGCCATGTGCAACATCGTGAAGGTACTTGTACTCGCTGACGAGTGCCCTCAAGGGTACTGGACAATGGGAACCAGTGCCCTTTTTTAATGGACGGGTACCCTATATACCC